ATGATATACTGGAGAAAACCAAACGTCTGCCCCTGTAAATGGATCTGATACTTTATTGAATGGTTCATAAAGAGAAACAAAATAATTATTAAATGTATTAGTATTATTTCTAGTAGCTAATGCAGCGATTACTGTTGCATTATCACCGTTATCTAAAATACCAACACAGTCACGTCTCAGTTGGCATAAAGTGCTTATAGCAGTTTTAACATCTGCTGGATATCCGGCGTCATAAACAAGTGTAAAATAAATTGATTCAGGATCTAATATAGTATCATCAGTAATACCTGAATATGCTTGCTCTAATAATGTTTCAGCTTTATCGGTATCAAGGTCACCTTGAGCATCTATTAATGATCCTTCTGTTCCTTTTCTTAATGGTTGTGGTTCTGAAGAAATAAAAGCAGGAGCAACACTTATTAATGATTTTTTAATTCTGTATGAAATTGTTGAATTAATATTAAAAGTAAGAATGTCTCCATTCCACCCTTGAGTTGCAGTATCTAAATCTCTTTCATTAAATACATTAACAGTTTCATTATCTGTACCTGACGAAGCTCCTAACCAACCATTAATTGTATTACCTTTTGCATCTTTAGCAACTATTCTATAAAGCGCTGTTCCAGTTTCTGGAGTTTTTTGCCAATCAGAAAAATCTTGTTTGTTATCTGTAATTGAAGCAGAACCGTTTGTGATATTAGCTGAAACTACACCTATATCTTTATCATAATTTTTAACAACAAGATCATAACCAGCAGTATATGTATCATTTGCTTCACTAAGAACCATATCCGCTCTTAAAACAGATGAATAAGTTTCAAGAACTGATTGAATCCATAAGGAATCTCCAGAGGTATCTTTTGCATTTGGATCAAATGAAACATTAAATGATTCAATTATAACATCATCCCCATCTGACTGTTTTTCATATATATCCATTACATAAGTATCGTATAGCAATGGATTTGAATATTCAGTTAACCTCACTCCAATACTATTGTAATGTTCTCCTCTTCCAATTGGATATAGAAAACATAATGGTTGTATGTCTCCATCTACTGCTAAATTTGTTTTTAATTCTGCTTTTGTATTAATATTTTCAACATGTGTAATACTAATACTAGCTGTTGTATCTGCAGTAGCTAACTGTGAATCAATTCTTAAATTTGAATATGACGCATCATCAGCCATAACTCTCATCCAATATAAAGAACCAGACTCTCCTAAAAAGTTATATCCAATATATGGACCTTGACCAAAATTCTTTCCGTAATCTGCAATATTTGGTTCGCCCCATTCTGAAATATATTCAGATCTTGAACCAACAAATACTACTTCATTATCTCTCCCTTTTTTTGAATAACCACATAACAATCCGATGGTTGACGGAACATTAGCGACAAATGCAGAAAGGTCGATTATTTTTGTATAAACACCTGGCGAAATATTACTCATAGCGTATCCTCCTAATTTAATTAATAGGTTGTTTATTTTTTTAAATGATTTCCATAGTAACAGTTTTAAATAATTTCTATATTTGAATTTTTAGATACGCTTTCTTAAACGGCCTATTTCCGTTTTAATTTCTATTATAAATACACATACCAAACAAACACTAATCGTCTGGCATCGGTTTTAACTATCGTTGGGAATGTAACCTTTGAAAATATACTAAACTGACCTGAATATCCTCCTACTCTACTTTCCGCACAAAATAATCCAGCTTCACTTAGTCGATTTCCGTTTGCATCATTTGCTCCAATTGTAACAGATATTCTTAAAATTAACCAACTACTACCATTTAATTCGTCAGGTTCAAATGTAACACTATCAAAAGGTTTCTTATAATATCCTGTTTCTGGGTATCCAGCAGACACAACATGATAATCAGCATTAGATGAATCTGTAGCATTTATCATAACTCTTGATGATAATTCAGTTTCAGTAATAATTGGGGCAATAGGAACAAATGGATCTGCAATATCTACTCCACCATCACCTAAACCAAACCATGTCAAAAATTCATCTTTTGATGGGGTAGAATATGAGTTTTCAATATTAACCAATCTTTGAGCTAATAATTCCCTACCAAGATAAACAACAAGATTATTTTTATGTACTAACTTTTTTTCCCCATTTTCATCAAGTTCATAAATTTTAACAAGACCTTTGGGTCTTCTATCGGCACTTACTTCTTTACTACCAACAGAGTCTCCTAAACACTGATCTCCATAATAATCAAATGCATTAATTTCTATGTCTTTTTTAATCATATTAGTTTATCCTTAATAATATCTTTTATATTTTGTTCTAAAAAAGATATTAAGTTAGAATAGATCATGGGTATGCAGAGCTACATTTATCCACATAAAATATATACCATGATATATTTCATTTATTCTATAAACGTTCCGCATCTGGGACAAAACTTATATGATGATTTACTTTTTAATCCACATGAAGAACATGTTAATTTAGCTTGAGCTAATATAGATTTTTTAACTTTATTTCCCTGAGAATTAGTACCACGCAATTGAATAACAATAACTTCAGGAACTTCTGTTTCTCCAATACTAGCATAGTTAAATTGTTGATTTATTTCAGACCCTTTAACAGTAATTCCTAAATCATCAATTGGAGTTCTTAGTTCACTAATCTCACACATATTTGCAAGATCAGATACATCGTTAACATTACAATTATATGATTGTAAATTATTCATATTAGTATCAACTGCAGTGTTTCCATCACTTTGACTATATTGTAGAACGTCTTTGTTTAAACCACTATTAATTTCACAAGTAGTATAAAATATATTTGGTGGATAATGACAGAATCCCCACGGATTACAATTATGATGATAAGTATGATGCTCTGTTATGATTTTTCTTATTACAGTCTCTTCTTTCTCAAAAGCAAATTCAATTCTAATTAAACCATCATCAATTTTATCTCCACGATGATTTATAATTTCTTGAGTTTTCTTAATAAATTTAAATTTATTTTTTGCAATATTATTCTTTAAAAATCCTTCAAGCTCCGTTACCTCATTGGGTCCAATAATTAACGAACTTCCATCAAGAACATCTTCACCGTCAATTTGAATATTAACAGAAGCCTTTCTGGATTTTAAATTTTTAAGATAAAGTGAATACTCACTTCCAAATGGTAGGGTGACAAACCCATCTCTAATCCTTAAGATTTGTCCATTGGATTTTAATTCAGCGATAAAATGATTTTTGTAAGTCATGATAAATCCTCCTTTTTACAGGCGATCGACTAACACCTCAAATTTTTTAAAGTCGATTGGCGATTTTTATTTTGTTCTAATATTTTTATCAAGTTAGAAAATTTATACTATATATATTAATAAATGAAAACAATTATTAACTTATTTTATAGGAGGATATTATGAAAGAATATAATGTATTAAATGATCCAGAATTTAAAGCTGACGTTAATCAAGATCGAATCTTAACTGAATCAAACATCCTCCCAGAACCTGGAAGTGAAGAGTATGAAAAGATGGTTGAATTTATGAGATCTGATTTAGAAAATGGAATGGCTTATTCAAAACTCATTTCGGGTTTTCAAAATTTTTTAAAAAATCAGGGAAGAGATTTTGATACAGAATTTGCAAAATGGAAAAATGAAAGAGAAACAACATATACTATGAAAGTTGTATGTGCAGGGTGTAAATTAGATATGGGACGAAAACCATGTGTTAAAAGTCAACAGGATAAAATTTCACATTCTATTTGTAAATCATGTAAAAAGGATATAGAAAAAGATATCGAACAGTGGGAGGGATAAATATGAAGGGAGATGATAACTATGCCAAGAGGAGATGGACAAGGTCCACCAAAGACGGCACCAGGTCCGAAAAATGGTCAAGGTGGTGGAAGTGGAAACCAATCAGGTCAAGGTACTGGACCTAAAACCGGAGGTGGGAAAGGAACTTGCAAATGAAAAATCCAACCTTTAAATGTGATGTTTGCGGTAAAGAACGTCAAGAAGCGTTTATTGATGTTCTCAAAAAAGATCGTTCTTCTGAATGGGGTTTATCAGAGGGTTCATTAACAGAGAATATTAAATTTTGTAATGATAAATCCAGTTGTTTCTTTGGGGTAGAAAAAGTAAGATTGATCCCAAAGAAGGTCAAGGAATAGACCTTAAAAACCTGGTGGTCGGTTAGCCGGTCGGTCAAGGAACAGACCTTAAAAACCTGGAGGGGAGTGTTCGCCCTAAAACAAGCGACGATAGTCAGTTAAATCGTCGCTTGTTTTTTTGTTCTAATAATGAAATAAAGGTTTTTATACATTATCACTTTTTTTGTTCTATATAACGTCTATATATTATTGCTTGGTACCAAGATGTGTGCCAATCTCTATCTTTATTAGCTCTACCATTACAAGGATCACACATAGTTATTAAATTTAATGGGTGACAATTTTTCTTATCATAATCAATATGATGAATTACAAGTTTTTTACTAGTTTTAAAACAATATGGATTTAAACATTTATTTCCATCTCTTTCTTTTAAAGAATCTTTATATTCTTTATCTAACCAAGCATCACAATATGGGTCTGCTGTTATCCCACCTTTCCAATTGGGGTGGTTTGGGCCACAAAAATTTATTATTTTACATACAGGGCATCTTGATCCACCTTCAAAACATCCCCACCTAACATCATATATATGTCCCTTGGGGCATTTAACTTTAATTTTGAAAAGCTTTCTTATATATTTAGGAACTGTTGTTAATAATTGGTAATCTTTTTTACTAACAATTTTTTTGATTTCATCAATAGTATCTAATTTTCTTTCTTTATTACATATAGGGCAAGATGTAAAAGCTTTAAACAGGTCATATCTTTTTTCAAATATATGTCCTTTAGAACATTTAAATTTTAATTTTGTTCCATCATATCTATATGTTTTTGATAAACATATAAATCCATTATTTTTAGATATATTTTTTATTTCTTCAATTGAGGTTCTTCTTTTATCATGATAACATTTTCGACATCTAAATCCTTGTTGAAAATTAGCCCATGTGCATTCATATATGTGATTATTCGGGCATTTTAAAAGTATTTTATCTCCTCGTCTATAAGAATCAAGTAAACATGTATAACCCTCAGTTTTTACAAATTTTTTTATATAATCTAAAGTTAACCGTCTTGGTCTTTTCATTGTGAAAATAAAGGTTTTTCTACTTTTGGTTTAGTTATTGTATGATTATAATTTTTCCAATCATCTTCAATATGGTCTGGAAATACATAAAATTTAGTATCAAAATTCATAATCATACCATCTCGTTTTCTCATATCAGCTTGAACTATATACCCACCAACTGTTGGATATAATCCTTTTCTTTTAAGATAAGATGTTTGACCTTCAAAACAACCACATTGCATACCAAGAATTGTACCAAACAAACTCTGTAATTGAATATGTAAATGCCCAGAAAGCAAAAATCTTATTGATGGTTTATCTTTTATATTTCTTGAAATTTTTGCTAATTCAGAATATGCTATCTGTTCCACATTCTTCTGCAACCGATAACTATATGAATATGGCACACCACCAGATGGATGAAGCATTTTCATATCTACTCCTGGTAAAATTGGAACATCAGCATCATCAAATCCAATATAGTGAAAATCAGATCTTTGAGCTTCAATTGATAACATTGGATTGTGCCCACCACCACGTTTAATAAATGAATAGTCATGGTTCCCGCCTATAACATAATATTGAAATCCTTTTGGCAAATTTAAAATAACAGACTCTTCTTGTTCCTCTGCTGAAAGGGCATATACTTCAAACTGTTGTCCTGGATAAACATTGTAACCAGCACAAATATCACCAGGGACAAACATATATTTAACTCCTTTTTTTCTACAAATTTCAGCAAATTCCTTTAAATGAGTTATTTGACATTCTTTAGAACCAAAGTGAAGATCTGAGGCAACTCCAAAAATAATCTCTGTATCTTCAAGGGGTTGATATATTGGAGATCCCTCTGATGCTATAACAGAACTTAAAATTATTCTATCTTGATCACATATAATTTCACATCCTTGATTTCTATAATAATTAACGATTTCAAAAATCTCATCTGGAGTACAATTTAAAGTATCACATAATTCATTTCCACCAATATTCTTTTTCTTTTTTAAAATCTCTAAAAATTCTTCCCCTTTCAACCTATCTTTTTTAGTTTTAAGAGTTGGTTTTCCCTTTAAATAATTTGCCTTTACTGCTGACACATATTTACGAAATGTTTTTATATCTCTATCATAATTAAATTGATCAACAGCAGTTGAATAAATATCTTCTGTAACTTCTCCTTTTATAAGATTAAACTTAACAAAATTTAATAAGCCAGGATATTTCATATACATATAAACCTCCCATTATGAACTTCATTTTATATTTTGTTCTATAAACGAAAGGTTGACATCCTTTTAAAGTCAAGGGTTTATATGATATTTAGGTAGGATAGGATCCATAATTATACATTTGGTTCAAGTATAATTCTGGCCCCATTTTCTTGTAACAGAAGAGCACCATTTTCTTGTAATAAGAAATTACCAGCTGAAAGAACATCAATAAATACTGCATCAAATCCGTATGTACAATCAAACGAACCTACTTCATCAAAATTTCTAAATCCTCCGGTTTGGTAATATTGAAATGCATCTGTAGTGTCAATTAAAGTTTCAGAAACAACATATCCTGTTGAATCTGATGGTGGGCAGTGAAGATAATCATGAATCTCTTCTCGGTAATGAAGATCAAATACTTTTCTAATATCTGTTGCGGCTCCAATATCAAAATATGATCCACAATCATAAACATCTCTTGCATAATATAAAGGAGAAGTGGAATCAAGAGTACACGGAATACCATTACCAGTTACAAAATCGTAAAATTCATCTTCTGTATCAATTGGTTCTAAACTATCTTCAATAATAATTGAACTAAATAATCTATGTTTAAATTGTATTGCTTCAAGTACAATCAATCTAGCTCGATAAGGTTTGAAAAAATCAATTACAGGTTTAAGTTCATTAAACAATGCTTGCATACCAGACAGGATAAATCCTAGATTTATAAAACCGAAACCAATATTAGAACGAACCCAATTTGCCAAATCTTTTAATAATGAATTTAATATAACATTATTAGTACCTGACAAATCATCTAGATTAGTTTTTAATGAAGAATTTACTGAATTTAAAATGGTACCAGCATTATTTCTTGTTTGCAGAAAATATTTGCTTTGAGCTATAGTAAATAATCTGTAATATTCTTCTAAACCTTCTCTTTGGTTTTGTCTACTTGTTGGCGGTGTAGATACCAATGAATTATATTCAGCCAATATATCTACAGGATTTACATTACTTCCATCATAACAAATTATATTACCTGTAGTATCAACACCAGAAACATACTCTTTATTATAAGTATAAACAATACCTAAATATAACTCCAATAAAGATGCATTAACACCAAGAAGTGAAATTTCTGCATCCTGTGTTGGAAGAATTCCTGATGATAGCCAACCTTCATATTGGTCCATTATTTGTCTACATAAGATAGCACTTTCTGCACCAGGTTGTGTGATAGGTTGAATACCAATATAAGGACTTTTCGACGGAAGATTTATTTTATTTATTTGATTTAATTGAAGAATTTGTGGTTGAGTTTGAAACCAATGGGGGTCATTCTCAGTTAAAAAAGTATATGGAAAACTAATTTGTGAAGCATTAATAGTTGTTCCTGTTACAGGATCTCCTCTGAATACAAGTGAACCATCTATATCTACTTGTAACCAAAATTCAAAAATATCTAATTCTGTTACTCCATAATATTGTAGAACTTCTAATACAGATTGGGGAGTTCCTTTTATTTTATATAAATTAACAAGATCAAGAAAGAAACGAACTTTACTATCCAATGGATTATTATCAATATCTTTAAGTTGTGGTGAATAGTTATATCCAAAACTTCTAAATAATTCGTCAAGGTGTTCATTTGATAACGAATGAGGATCTGTAATCTTAGTTCCAAGGGTTGAAATGGTTCTATGAGCAGCATATAAATCCCTAAAGAAACTTCTTAATCTAACATAATCATTAGTATTAAATGGGATTTGATCAATTACATTTGTAAAATATTTATCTACAGTGGCTTGCGAAGACTGCGCTATAGCTTTCGTAACATCTGTTAAATCGGTTGTGCCACCACTTACAGCTGTAAATATTTTCCAAAAATCAGCAATTGTAAACATATATTATATTCCTCTGGCAGAGACTATTTTATAGAACTCGTCTAACACATACGCCTCATAGCATGAAGATAGTAAATCCCCATTACTAACTAACGTTGTAATATTATAATTTGATGTGTTGTCTCTTATTTTTAAATCAAGATATAAATAAATAAGTTTTGATAATGAAGTTGATAACGAACTAAAATCAGCGTATAAAATAACCGAAGTTGAATCAAAAGAAATTGTGCCCGTTGTATCAATTAAAGTAAGGGAAGTTGAATCTATTCTATATGATAAAAGGGTGTCTAACATTATAAAATCATCAGATTGTAAAAGAAATAAATTTTCTCCTGTATCATCCAACTCCATATATTTGCCGGAATTTGGATATAACATTAACCTATCTAAATATTCAAGAGGAATAGTTGATCGAGAGGCACTCTCTGTATAATGATATTTATAAGATGAGTATGAATAATCATCGTTAAATAATAATTCAATAAATGACTCTTGTGGCATATAGGTTTCTTCAATCGTAACAGGGGCAGGAATCTGACTTTTATTTACAATACTAAATCTAATAAATTGTTCAAAATAATATTGAAGTTCTGGCACAAGTTTTGTTGAAGCTAATGTCATTTTTATTTCCTTATATCTGTTTGAATTATATCTGCTGAACTAAGCATATCTAAAATATGAACCATAAAGGTCTCAGGTTTATAATCATTCCAATCAAAAGAAGATTGATTGTAAACATCAGTTGACCATCGACCTGAATGAAATCTTATACCTTCCTCTAATATATTAAATTGATCTTCACTTAATAGTTTTCTAAATGTTTCCTTATTAGAAGCTATCATATCAGCTGCATTCTTATCATGTTGTCCATCAGTGTGTTTTCGACTCCCAAATTGACCATACTTTAATGAATCATGGAAAGAAACAGCAAATAATAAAGCATCAGTATCTGCAGTTTTTGGTTTATAATTAAACATCCTAAATAGTTTAACCAGAGCATATAACATCTCATATGTATGCTCTGCAATATCAGGAACTCTACCATCTATTTTTCTATGATATTTCAAGGTAGACGCAGTAGGTCTACTCCAAGCATCGGGTAAGATCTTGTTTATTCCTATCCATAATTTAAATCCTTTTTCTGTCATATTCTTTTCTAAAATTTCATCCATCTTTTGTTTGTAATTCATTGATTATTCCTTTCTTTATTTTACAAAATGAAATTTATTTACAGCCCATGCTTTTTTAAATTGTTCATTAATACCTTTAACTTCATCCTCTTTAATACTTTCTCTCATTGTTCCATTAAGAATAAACTCTTTAAGTTGAGGTTCAGCTGCATCTTTAACAAAATTTAAAAGTTGTATTTTTAACTCTTTTGTATTATCGCTTTCAACTATCATATGTCCTGCGAAAATTTTATACTTGTTTAACATTGTTTTATCTCCTTTATTTTTTTACTGTAATAGTATTTGATCGTCTTTTTTCATCATGAGCAACTGCATCAACAGCACCCGCTGCATCCTTCCCTTTTATTGCTCCTTTTTTAAGAATCGCCTGTTGTTTCTGCAGTTTCTTTTGAGCGCCTACAATTGTTGATTTAAGTTTTTGAACACATTTTTGTGGATTTTTTGTTGATTTACACTTTGGTATTTCTTTTTGTAAAAGAGCAATTCTTTTCTTTTGATCATGTGAAATAACAGCAGCAATACACATCTTTCTTCGTGAACCAATTGATAACGCTCCACATTTTGCTTTTGCTTTATTTGTAGCTGCTCCTATCATTCTCCATGCTACCCAAGAATAACCTGCAAGTATAGTTGCAAGAGCTATCCCACCTGCAACAACAGGATCTTCTGTTATATAAGATTTTTCAAACTGTTCATCAATAAATTTTTGAGAAGCTTCATTAATATTCTTTATAATGGTTCCGTTTAAAATAAAGTTTTTAACTTGAGGTTCTGTAGCACTTTTAATAAAACTTAAAAGTTGTATTTTTAACTCTTTTGTATTATCGCTTTCAACTATCATATGTCCTGCGAAAATTTTATACTCGTTTAACATTTTATTATCTCCTTTATAAAGCTAGAATGGCAATAACTATTGCTCCTAAACCCATAACACTTATTACTGTTTTGTGATACATATTATCTATCTTATGTTGATGTTGTTCTGCTCTATAAGCATTTTCAGAATCTGCCCATAGTTGTCTATACTCTTCCGCTTTTAATTGCTGAAGAGCAATATATTCTTTCAAGGCGTTTATTGTTTGTATATAAGTATTTATTAATTTCACTTGTTCCTCAGTGATTTCTTGATATGCCTGTCTGGCCTTAAGAAATGCTTGAACCTTTGTATATTCTTTTGGTGCAAAAGCAATATATTTTGCTTCTTTTTCATCCGTTGTTACTTTAAAATCTTTATCTAATAAAATTTTAACAGGTTTGTCTGGTAAAGTAATTTTAGTTGTCAATTCGTATAATGGTGTTGGTTCAAACTTATGTATTTTCATTTCCCTTGGCACAAATTGACTTGGCGCACAAGAGATCAAAAATAATACAACTAAAAACAAAACAAATATTCTTTTTATTAATTCCATAATTCATCATCTCCTACTAAAATTTCTTCAACATTATCTTTTTGTAATATCTCAACTATCTCTTTATTAGCTTTCTTTCTTATATCTTTGATTTTACTTTTTGTTTCTTCTGCAACCTTTTCACTCTCCATTACTTTTTCCATAACTGTTTCTTGTTTTTCTTCTATTGCAGCAATATTTTCTTGTCCTTTCTTTTGGAATAATTTATGAATTATATCAGTAATCTTAAATGATCCTCCCATATAATTACTCACAAGAAGAGCAATGCCAGCAAGACCTCCAAATGAAAATAACATTATAATAAATGATTTCATGACTATTCTCCTTTATATCGCAATTTTTTCAATTCTTTTTATTTGCTTGTCTGTTGCTCCATTGCTAGCAGCTGATATTCTCCTGACCTTAATTCCCTCTCTAATAGCTAATACAATGGAAATGATACTTCCAGATGATGTTGCAAACATTTCTCCTGTCATCTTGTCTTGCATAACTAAATATAATGCCATGATTATATAAGTAAATATAACCCAAACTTTAATAGATAGTATATTTTCAACAAATTTTTTAATTGACTTTATCATAAATTCTTTCATAACTATTCTCCTTTATTTTCTTATAACTTTTGTTAACTCAAGCATAACTTTATATGGTTTTCCCGAACCACATTGTCCTATAGCTTGTTCATATAAAATTTCTTGTATTTGTGGATTTTTTGTGCCCTTTTTATTCAACCAAGAAATTACATCTTCTTTTGTAAGTTTGTTCTTAAAATCATCTTTATTTTTAAACTTCCCTGTTTCAGAAGTTTTAGTTTTCATTTCATTGATTTTATTTTGAACTTTTTTCTTCGCTATATTTTTAGACAAAACTTTTTTACCAATAGTCTTTTTTGCAGTTTTAGATTCATTAATAGAAACTGAAATAGCTGGTTTCCCATCTTTAGCTTCTAATGCCACAGGATTACGAACTTGAAATTCACCAGACCAAGGATTTAAATAATTACCATCCCCATGAACATCTAGTTTAGCTGCAAAAGTTTCTCCTTCTTTTAGTTTTCTTTGAACAAGATTCTTTAATGGAGGTATTACTATATCAATACTTTTTTCCATTATTTTTGCAGGAATTCCATATTCAATATTATCAATAACTATTCTCAATCTTCCCTCTAACTGAGATACTGAAATTCCACTAAGTTCTATCTCAAAATTAAGATCTCTAGAATCATTAATATTTATATCTAGCATAATTTTATCCTCACTATTGTACATCTTTAACTATAATTTTAATTGGGTTTTTATCATTCTTTTTCTTTTTAGTATAATTAACACTAGTAACAAACATTGTTGGTCTTGGTATATCATCTTGAGTCATTGCGGGAGCTCCACCACCAACTGCACTAACTATTCCACCCTCAGTGCATATTACTCCTCTAGTTGCTAAAGCAAGACTCATATTATATCCTCACACCAGTCTTTTTAATAATACCACCAATCCAACCAGAACCTTCGATTGGGGCAGGGTCAGCAGAACCTTCTACAGCAGATATACTACCACTCCAAGCGCCACCGCTTATCGGTATCACAATCTGTTATTTCAGTTAAATCCGTTTATAATTGCAGCCATTTAAACAACCCCATCCCCTTTACATAACGATATAATTTTTTGATTGTCATAGTCCATCATTATAATTGTACTATTGGTTTCTTCGCTTACTCGCGCCATTGCTGCAAGACCATTTTCAGATTTAAATGCATCTTCATATATTTCCGATGCGATATAAGTCATTCTACTTCCATTATGCATTAAATTAGACTGTCTATTCATTATCAAAACTCCACATATCTTAGGATTATCTTCATCATTACCAAATCCTTTTTTCCAAGTACATTCAAATTTTTTACAATCAACAGGTCTATGTCCATAATCTGTACAACCTACACCTGGATTTAAAAAAGGACAATTCTCTCTTGCTTTCTTTTTTATTCCTTCTATCTCATATATTATACAGCATTGTTGACAATCTCGGCAATCTCTTGTCGTAAGTGTTTTAGTTGCTGTTTTATCCATTTTTTCATTTCCTTTCTTATATTATTTTAAACTGGTGTAGTTGATAAAAATCTTCCAATGACATAAACTATTCCCATAAAACTACATGCAGCTGCAATCACTATTATTGTTATAGTTAATTTACCAGACATTTTAGTTAACATATCCAACGCTGTATTACTATTTTTTTCAATTACCTCTACTTTGGGTTTTAAATAATTGATACTAATTATATGGACATCTTCCAATTTATCCAAAGCAGTTTTATTGTCATCTATAGATTTATTTAATGTGTCAAAAAGTTTTGTTATAAAATTTTCAGATATTTCCATTTACATTACTCCGCTAGTTAATAAATTTGAGGTAATTTGTTCTAATCGTTGTATTTGTTCTTTATAATATTTTGACGAATCTATTATTTTATTATTAAATATATCTATCTTTTGTTCTAGAAATTTAGATAGTTTTTCTTCTTTAATTTTATCTTCAGTTATATCTACAGATATTGTATATCTTAATATTTTTCCATCTATCCATTTTATTGCTCTAATTGTAGATCTATACCATCTGTTATTCTTTCCAGATTTTATTTCATATGTAAAAGCTTTACCAATATTAACTCCAAATACTTCGTCATTATAACAATCTACACAAGGGAAATCATTTTTCTCAAATGTTGTATAACACTTTTCACCAATAGAACACCCAAATATTTTTTTAATAGAATCATTCATATATATTATCTCATGAGTATAGGGATCTGATATATAAATCATTTCATCCATATTATCAAATATAGATAATAATTTTTTATAATCTTCTTTACATTTTTCTTCTACTTTTTTTCGTTCTATAGCATAATTTATAGATGTAACTAATTGTTCTATATTTACTGGTTTTATAAGATAATCTTGTGCTCCAGCTTGAACAGCTTCGATTGCATATTCTTCGTATCCTGAAATAATTACAATTGGGAGATTATCACATTTATTATGAATAGTATCAAATGCTTTTAAACCTTCTCCATTGGGTAACACAAGATCAAGAAGTATAACATCAAAAAATTTTTTACCTATTATGTTTAAACTCTCTTTTAATGATGTAGTATGAGTAACTTCAAACTCAACTTCTTTATATTGATATAAAGCTACTTTTTCAAAAAAAGCTGTATCTTTATCATCTTCTATTAACAAAACTTTAATCTTGTTCGACATTATATTATTCTCCCGTGATTTATATTTTGTTCTAAAATTCTTTAAAAATTGGAATCTAATTTTTTATGATTTTGTAATACAACTATATTATTTTCTTTTATTCAGTTTCTAGTTTAAATATTTTTTGTTTAAGAATTTT